TAGAGAGTTCTTATCAACTGTATAGTCACCAAAACCCATAATGTCAGCCAAAAGGTTCGCAGCATGTCCACCATACTTTGCACCAGTTGGTCCCAACAACGAGCCAGCCATTGAACCAATATCCGTCAAAACACCTCGTGCTCCGGAATGTATGGATTCTTTAACTGCTTGTTTCAATGAACTGGGTTTCTTAGATCCTCCACTTTGCTTACTCTTTTTATTTCCGGGTGCTTTAGCACGCACCGACTTCAATTTATTTCTTTGTCCTTTAGTATGTCGTTCTTTAAACAACACTGGATGACATAGGCCAGTATTGCGTTGATGGTTGTGTCGAATATCCTATATTTTAGTTGGCGAACTGGACACGATAGTCAGAATGACTCCAACCTCTCCTGTGAGACAGAGTAATCGCGGGTCTGCTACCACCTTTAGCACCGGCTCAGACTCTCACAAGCGGATTCTTTATTTGCCGCAGCTTAACGACGATGGAATCTCAACCGCCGTCCCCTTGAACCTGGGGAGGTATCCCGTAACCAGGGAATCAGGCTTTGATCAATTTACAAGGTCGAGATCTAGACCTATATAAATTCTAACAATATCGCTTAGCGATATCATCAGAATCAATATCCCGTCTCACAATTTCATCCAAAATTGGGTGAGTGCAATTAATGCCAATGCGAAACGGTTGGGTGAATATATCTTTGAGTGAATCAGTAGAATAGCCATATCTACGTTCGAAGATAAATTCAGTATCATGAGTCGCCAAATGCTCCTCAGACAGATTCATTTTCCATTCTAAATTCTTGTCAAATTTAGCTTTGCCCTTCCCAAGTCCATCCATCATCCAATTATGAAATAACTGAATGAATGGAATGTAATTAGAATTAGCAGTGGAAAGAACTATGCCACGGGCTATCATGGCTAATTCATCATCTGTCTTTTGTGACTTCATGAAAAAGGTCTTAGCTAAATATCGTCCTACCTTCATATCTAAGACCAATCCGGTGTTTGTGGGCCAAAACCATTTGGAGCAATATTCGACGGCATAAATGTCATCAGTTTGATTTATCTTAGGCACCAATCCCATTGTGCGTAAACGCCAAGTGTATTTAACCAAATCAATAGGAGTGCGCGTTAAAATAATACTATCATCGCCAATGACAATGCACACATAGTCAATACCTTCAATTCCGTAATCTATCGATATAAAATTGGCTATTGTGTTGCCTTCAGTTGTGTCGATTCTCCCACTACAAAACCCTCCGTCTCGCTCATACCGAGTACCATCATTTGCAACCCCACGGTCCTTCAAGTTGTCAAATAACGATATTTCACAGTCATAATCATGTAAAATGGCATGAGTGAAGTCATTCACTGCCTGTATGGATTCAACAGTACGACTACCATCAAATCGGGAATAATCAACACAAATTATATTTGTGTAGCCCTGTCCGTGCCAGTACTCAAACCAGCGACCGACTTGTTCACCAGTCATGCCTGATGAACAACACCAGGGGCTGTCAGCATTGAATAACTCAATGTTCATCATTTTCTGAAATGC